GAATCAAGAGGTTCAAGTGAAGTAACTTTTGATACTTCAGCAGCAGGTGAAACTAAATTGACTTTCACGCCAGCTAACGCAACAACAAACTTGTTGACTGTTGGTGGACAGATTGCTTTCATTTGTTATGAAGACGGTACGTGGCACATCGCATCATCATTAGCTAGAGAAACAACTCAAGTTACTGGTGCATTCGTTTTTGCAGCGTAATAATAAATTATCTTGGTGGGAAAATTTGAGACTTTTTGATCTCGATACCCACCAAGACCAATAAGGAGTTATAAAAATATGAAGAGTGATGTAAAAGCAGTAAGAGTTACAGCAACTGGCGCAGTCTTCGCAGGAAGAACAAGATTAAGAGGATTAATTCTTGCTTCTGATGCAGGTGGAGCCGGAACTATAGTCTTACAAGACAACAGTGATAGTACAACTTTGTTTCAAGGAGATTGTCCAAATGGTGATGTCTTTGCATTTAATATTCCAGAGGATGGAGTACTTTTTCCAGGTGGAATGAAAGTTTCTACTATTACAAATATTGAAGCGGCGACGTTATTAATAGACAAGTAGGAGGTTAGATGGCTAACACTACTTCGGGTACAACAACTTTTGATAAAACATTTGCTATCGATGAGATAATCGAAGAAGCATATGAAAGAATTGGATTGCAAAGTGTTTCTGGTAATCAGTTACGACAAGCAAGAAGATCTCTTAATATCATGTTTCAAGAGTGGGGTAATAGAGGACTTCACTACTGGGAAGTTGCAAATAATTCAATTACATTAGTTGATGGTCAAGCTACATACACAATGTATAGAGCCACAGGTGATGGCACGTCTGATGCTACAGCTGTATATGGTGTAGATGATGTACTAGAAGCTGTTTATAGAAATGCTTCAAGTGTAGATACACCTCTCACAAAAATTAATAGATCTACATATCAAGGTTTATCAAATAAAACCTCTGAAGGAACTCCATCACAATATTTTGTACAAAGATTTATAGATAAAGTTACAATTACTTTATATTTAACACCAGGATCCTCTGAAGCAGGAAAAACAATTAATTATTATTACGTAAAAAGAATACAAGACGTAGGTGCTTATACTAATGCAACAGACGTACCTTACAGATTTGTTCCTTGTATGGCATCAGGATTAGCTTATTATTTATCACAAAAATTTAAACCAGAATTAACTCAACAAATGAAATTATTATATGAAGATGAATTACAAAGAGCATTAGCTGAAGATGGTTCTTCTTCAAGTTCATACATAACTCCAAAAACTTATTATCCAAATGTCTAATTTTTCAAAAGGTAAATATGCACAATTTATATCTGATAGATCAGGTATGGCATTTCCATACAAAGAAATGGTCAGAGAATGGAATGGTTCTAGAGTTCACATATCAGAGTTTGAACCAAAGCAACCACAATTAGAGCCAAGAGCACATGGGGCTGATCCTGAAGGTTTACAAAATGCAAAACCGGCTAGAACAGAGTTTCCAACTCAAGAATTTTTACCAGATAATCCGTTTGTAACTGCTTCAAACACAACATTAAAAATTTTATTTCCCGATGGAGATTTAGTTGTAAACGATCACATTAGATTTCAAAATGTAAAAGCTCCTGTAGGTGGTTTAGCTATAACTACTTTACAACTTTCTACAACTTTAAACGGAGCAATAACTGATTCAGCTACTTCGATTGATTTAACTGACGCCACAGAGTTTCCATCAAGTGGTTTTATTATGATTGAAAAAGTAGATTCTTCTTCAGGTTTGTTTGTAAATGAAGTTATTCAATATACAGGTAAATCTACAAATCAATTAACTGGATGCACTCGAGGAACTAGTACATCTTTTAGAGGTGTCTCTCCATCGAAAACAACGGCAACTTCACACGCTGATGATGCTAAAGTTTTTGGATCTTTTAAAGTTGCATCTTTAAATACTACCACTGTTACAAATTCAGGGCAGCCAGCTACTCTTACTCAGTTTGATGGTGTAAATGTTACATTAACTAACGCTGCAACTAGCACAGAAACAGGGGGTGGTTTCCAATGTACAATTGGACCAATAAATGATAGGGCTTAAATATGGCAGGAATTAGTTATTCAGGATTAGTTACACAGATTAGAAACTACACAGAAGTAGATTCAAATGTTTTATCTACAGATCAATTAGAAAATATAATTTTAAATGCACAATATAGAATTATGAGAGATGTTCCTATTGATGCAGATAGAAAACAACAAACAGGTAATTTAGTTACAGGACAAGAAACAATAAATGCTCCAGGAGGAGCTTTATTTATTAGAGCAATTCAAGTTTACGATTCTACGTCTGCAACAACAGGAGCCAATGTTTATTTAGAAAAAAAAGATGTTACTTATTTACAAGAATATATTTCATCTACAGAATCATCAAAAAGAGGCCAACCTAAATATTATGCTATGTTTGGCGCTGCCACTGGAGATGGTGACACTAACTCTGGAAGAATGATGTTTGCCCCTGTGCCAGATACTACTTATAAATTTAGAGTGCATTATAACAAAATGCCGGATACTTTAGCCTCTGATAATACAACAAATTACATCAGTCTAAACTTCCCAAATGGCTTGTTATATTGCTGTTTGGCAGAAACATATGCTTTTTTAAAAGGTCCAGCAGATATGTTGACATTATATGAAAATAAATATAAACAGGAAGTAGATAAATTTGGTGTAGAACAAATCGGTAGAAGAAGACGAGATGACTACACTGATGGGGCTGTTAGAATAACAATACCATCGACAAACCCTTAAGGAGTTTTATTATGGCAATAACATCGGCAGTATGCACAAGTTTTAAAGTAGAGCTTTTAAAAGGAGTTCACAATTTTACAGCGACAACAGGTAATACATTTAAAATTGCTTTGTACACAAGTGATGCAACATTAGGCGCAAGTACAACAGCTTATTCAACTTCAAACGAAATTACTAATACATCTGGATCAGCTTACACAGCTGGAGGCGCAACACTTACAAGTGTAACTCCTGTTGCTTCAAGCACGACTGCAGTTTGTGATTTTAGTGATGTTAGTTATTCTAGTGCTACTTTTACAGCAAATGGTTGTTTGATCTACAACGATACGGCAACAGGCGATCCTGCTTGTGTTGCAGTTGCGTTTGGCGCAGATAAAACTGTAACAAGTGGAACTTTTACAATTCAATTCCCAACAGCAGACGCTACAAACGCGATCATAAGATTAGCATAGGAGTAACGACGGATGTCCGTTACTAGAACATATACGGTAACGGTGGCGAGCACCGACTCTGGTAATAAATATGTTATCGATGGTGTTCAACAAGATACTCTCTATTTAGCTGAAAGTGGAACTTATGTATTTAATTATCCTTCAGCTCACCCTTTTAGATTTTCTACAACAAGCGATGGAACACACGGCTCAGGCAGTCAATATACTGAAGGCGTAACTGTAAATAGTTCAACACAAGTTCAAATAACTGTAGCCTCTTCAGCTCCAACTTTATATTATTTTTGTACACTTCACTCAGGAATGGGTGGAACAATTTATACTCCTAGTGAAGACACGTGGGGAGCTTTAGGTTGGAGTACAAATTCTTGGGGAATTAGTTCTCTCACTGTTGGTTGGGGAGCTGATGCATTTAATGATTCTGCCTCAACTTGGGGAGATGTAGGAGATGAAATTGTTTCTCTAACAGCACCAGATGCAATTTCTTCAAAAGTTAGTGCCGGCTCTGCATGGGGTGATGATACGTGGGGTGAAGAACAATCATGGGGTCAATTTACATTAACACCAGCAGACGTAATGGGAGTTACAGGTGTTTCTTCAACGTCATCAGTTGGTTCTGTTTCATTTACAATTGACGCTACTGCTTCAGTTACTGGAGTTGCTTCAACATCATCTGTTGGTTCTTTATCTCCTGCTGATGTCATGGGACTAACTGGTCAAGTAACAACTTCTGCAGTTGGATCTATTTTACCTGCGGACGTTATTGGAATTAGTGGAGTCTCTGCAACTTCTGCGTCTGGTTCAATAAGTATTAATTCAAGTCCTGTAATAACTCCAAGTGGTCAAGCCATAACCTCTAGTGTTGGATCATTAGATCCATCAGCTCTTGTACTAGGAATAACTGGAGTGTCATTTACTTCTTCTGTAGGATCTATAGCACCCGCAGATGCAATAGGATTAAGTGGTCTTTCTTTCACTGCTTCTGTTGCTGGATTTGGCACTGCTTCTGGCTTCGGAATTCAAGCTTATTCTGATGTTGACACGGGGTCAAATTCTTCGTATACAAATGTTGCAACTGGATCAAATACAAGTTATACTGACGCTGCATAATAGGAGATAATTTATGGCATCAACATATACACCACTCGGAGTAGAACTTCAGGCAACTGGCGAAAACGCTGGAACGTGGGGAACTAAAACTAATACAAACTTACAAATTTTTGAACAAATTGTTGGTGGATTTACACAACAATCAATAGCAGGTGGCGCACAAACTACAGCTTTAACTGTTTCTGATGGATCAACTGGAGCAGTTCTATCTCACAGAATGATTGAATTTACAGGTTCTATTACAGGAAATCAGATTGTAACTATTCCATTAGATGTTCAAACCTTTTATTATTTAAGAAATTCAACTACTGACGGATCAGGTACTCCAACAGTACAATTTAAATATGCAACTGGTTCAGGTGATTCGTTTACTTTTGCAGCAAGTGATAAAGGTGATGCTGTTGTATTTGCAACTGCAAATGATGGAACTAACCCAGACATTTACACTTTACCAGCTGGTAATGTAACTACTGGTGGAACACAAACTTTAACAAACAAAACATTAACTTCACCTAAAATTGGAACTTCAATTTTAGATACTAACGGGAATGAATTGGCTTTATTAACAGCAACAAGTTCAGCTGTTAACGAAATTACATTAGCAAATGCTTCGACTGGAAATGGTCCAATTATTTCTTCAACAGGTGAAACAAATGTTGATTTAAATTTAAATCCTAAAGGATCAGGAGTTCTTAAATCAGCAACTGCAGCAATTAATATTTCAGGTAAACAATCTATTTGGGTTCCAGCTACAGCAATGTACGCTGCCTCATCTAATGGATGTGCAGACATTGCTCAAGTAGAATTAACAGCTCAAAGACCTGAAGTTAAATCTTTAGATTTTGATGCTTCTTCAGATGAGTATGCACAATTTTCAATTGCATTCCCTAAAGGTTGGAATGAAGGAACAGTAACTTTCCAAAGTTTTTGGAGTGCTGGTTCAACTAATACAGGCACAGTATGTTTTGCATTACAAGGTGTAGCAGTTAGTAGTGACGATACATTAGATGTTGCTATGGGAACAGCTGTACCTAATACAGCATTAGCTGCTTCCGGAACAGCAAACGATCTAATGGTAAACGTAGAAAGCGGAGCAGTAACAATAGCAGGCTCTCCAGCAGCTGGCGATGATGTCTTCTTTAACATTTTTAGAGATGTTTCAGCAGATACTTACAATGCTGATGCAAGACTCATAGGAATAAAAATATTCTATACTACTGACGCAGCTAACGACGCATAAGGGAAATAGAGTATGGCACAATTTGGATACACAATACTTGGTTTTGGATCAGGTGGAGCTCCTAAAGTTGAAATTCAATTTTTAGTGGTAGCCGGAGGCGGTTGCGGAGGTAACTCTAATTTTGGATTTATCAGTGGCGGCGGCGGTGGAGCCGGTGGATACAGAACATCTACTCAAACAGCAAACATAGGACAAACAATTACAGTAACAGTCGGCGATGGTGCTACTGCTGCTGGAGGTAGCGGTCCCGATAACGGCGGAAGTTCATCAATCTCAGGATCAGCTGCAGGACTAACAACAATAACTTCTACAGGTGGTGGCGCTGCAGGTGCTTATCACTCACCAGCTAAAGATGGTGGTTCAGGTGGTGGTACAGGAAATGGAAACCCAGCAGGTGGATTATCTGGTGGTTCAGGAAACACACCAAGCGTATCTCCAAGTCAAGGAAATCCCGGCGGAAGTGGTTCTGGTGGCGGAGGTCAACAAACCAATCCTGGAGCTGGAGCAGGTGGTGGTGGCGCTGGTGCCTCTGGAACCGATGCATCAGGAACTACTGCAGGTAATGGTGGAAATGGCACAGCAAATTCAATCACAGGTTCTTCAGTAACTTATGCTGGGGGAGCCGGAGGTGGTTCTTGGAATGGTCCAAATGGATCAGGTGGTTCTGGTGGCGGCGCAGCTGGAGTAAGCGCTCCGGGTCTTAACAATGGAACTCCTGGAACTGCAAACACTGGCGGCGGCGGAGGCGGTACAGCTTGGGGAACTACAGGCGTAGGCGGTGAATCAATGGGTGGTAATGGCGGAAAAGGCGTAGTAATTTTAAGTGTGCCTACTGCTAATTATTCATCAACTACATCAGGCTCACCAACAGTTACAACATCAGGTGCAAACACAATAATTAAATTTACAGGTTCAGGGAGCTACACAACATAACAATGGCTACTTTTGCAAAAATAGGAGCAGGAAACATAGTTGAACAAGTTGTTTCTGTTCACAATGACGTAATTACTGATGAAGATGGTAATGAACAAGAACAATTAGGTGTAGACTTTTTAAATAATTTATATGGATCAGCAGATGTATGGAAACAAACATCTTATAATACTAAACGTGGTGTTCATAAATTAGGTGGAACACCTTTTAGAAAAAATCATGCAAGTAAAGGTATGCTTTATGATGAAAGTAGAGATGCTTTTATAATAATGCCTAAACCTTTTGCTTCTTGGGTATTAAATGAAGATACTTGTTATTGGGAAGCTCCAATAGAAAAACCTGCTGATAAAGAATATACGTGGAATGAAGAAAATCAAAGTTGGGATCCAAAAGAATAGCTATTGAAATAGAATAATATTTAGAATATATTAATACTTA